TTTCGCTTTATCCCATAATGGGTGTTTTCTATCTGAAATTCTGATTATTTCTTTTAAAACTTCTATTTCCTCATCACTTAACTCTTTTATTTGTGGCGATACCGAAAAATCAATAATCCGCATAGTCAACCTCTCTGCGTCTGTTCTATACATAACAACTTCTTGCTCCAATTCCGCTATGCGAGTATTCACCATACTCAATATAGATTTTCTTGTGCTTTCCATAATTTCATCTGGCACTCTTGCATTTCTCCAAACTGACAGTTCTTTCTCTAATTCCGCTATACGGTCTGCTTGTTGGCGTAGCATATTGGCAGCTTGTTCACCATATATTCCATAAGGTTCTAAATCTACTTTATCTGCTAATTCGTATGCGTTCATGTTGTCATCCTAGTCTGGCAATATGTCTTGTTTCTTTACTCTAGCCTTGACGATACGCTTGGCCTTTGCCAATGCTTTGCGCTCCACATCAATGACTGCTTGCTTTGTCACACCTAATCGCTTGGCAACATCCTCAAGGCTCATTGTTGTCAAATCCATCTTGTCTTTTCTTTTCACTTCACAGCCATCCATAGTCCGATATTGCTAAACGCATAGCCGCTATATACGACTGCCATAGCGGTGCTCCCTTTTACTCCTTGCTCGATGGCCACATAGCCGTAGATCAAGCCAGTCAGAATAATTAACCAACTACTCATTGCTTTCCTTTTTATTTTTCCAAATCCGCATCATCTCGTCATAGAGCTGTTGATAGCCTTTCTGACCCCTTTCTTTGAACACCTCAGCCAGATACTTTTGCCTTGTGTTCTTATTTCTAAACCGCTTAAACACCCACTTTGCCTCGCAGTGACAGCGATACTCCTCGCTGTAACTGTTTACTATTCGGCCATCAGGGAGCGTGATGTCACTGCCCCTTGTCACTGATCTCCTCTCTGGCCAACTTAATAAAGTCCTCAAGCCTCAGCACCACCCGCCAAGGCTTGCCATTGCGTCTAAACGCCACCACAGGCATCTCGCCAGGCTTACAGGCGGCCTCGACTTGCAAACACCAGGGCTCGATCTTGAGAGTCTCCTGGCGCTTTACTTCAATCCGAAAAGGGGGAAGGGTGATGTCATCCTCACCATCCCTTGCTTGGCCCAGGTTGCGCTTGACTACGGTGCCCAGCGCATCCGAGAGTAGGGCGCACAGCTCGCGCTCGCCTTGAGCTCCTTTGGCTCGTTTGCCGCGCCCGTTCATTTGCTACCCAGAAAGCGATTAAGACGCTCGCTGACTGGGGCGTAGCGGGGCGTTAGATAGACCTTGACTGCCTCCTCCATGAGGCTCGCCATTGATCTGCGTTGGTCTTTAGAGGCTTGCTCTAGTAGTTGTCTGGTCTGGGGCGTGAGCCTGACCATTGTTGGTTTGTTTCCCATGTCCAATTAGCAAAAGTGTTATCAGAGTGATAACTCTAATGGATAAGCCTCTGATTACACAATGTTGTCAGACCTAGGGAAAACACCTATACAAAATAACCCTTTGGATTATTGACAACATGGAAACACATCTTTAGAGTCTCACTTATGGCGACAACATTAGTCGCCCCAACCACCCAGAAAGAGGAGTTGAAAATGGAATTAAAAGTCAAAGAAGTTCAGCAAGGATCAGCCAAAGTAGGCTTTGGTATGTTCCACCCAGCAATCCGCACACTCTACGAAACAACAGAGGATGGCAAAGACTATCAGCGCATCGAAGTAACTTGCGGATGCAGAGGCACCAAGGGCGGTCACGATCCACGCTCAGGCGCTTGGAGATTTTCGATTGGCAAATTGCCTGAGTGCAAAAACAGCAAGAAAGATCGCGGGAGCAACTAACATGACCGCCCACACAGGCAAATTCGTTGCTTACTACCGCGTGTCAACGGATCGCCAAGGCCAGTCAGGTCTTGGCTTGCACGCGCAACAGGAGGCCGTTAAGACTTATCTCAACGGCGGCAAGTGGTCTTTGGTTGGTGAGTTCACCGAGATTGAATCAGGCACGCGCAAGCAGTTGCTAAACCGCCCCATGCTCAAGTCTGCGCTGGAGCTCTGCCGCAAGCAGAAAGCCACGCTCGTTGTCGCCAAGCTCGACCGCCTGGCCAGAGATGTGCAGTTCATCTCCGAGCTCCTCAACTCGCAAGTCAAGTTCATCTGCGCTGATATGCCAGAGGCAGATCGCACATTCCTACAAATGATGGCAGTGTTCGCAGAGTATGAGGGTCGCAGAATCGGAGAGCGCACCAAGTCTGCGCTCAGTGCATTAAAGGCACAAGGCATCAAGCTCGGATCGCCTCATCCTGAGATCGGCGCCGCAGTTGGCGTAAAAGCCATTATTGCCAAGGCTGACAGCTATGCGGATCGGGTTGGGCCAGTCGTACGAGAAATCGTACGCAAGACTGGCGCTAACACCTTGAGAGATATTGCAGAGGCGCTAGAGGCACGCGGAGTATTAACGCCACGCGGTAATACTGAGTGGCATCCAAGCCAAGTAGCCAACTTACTTAAACGGTGCAAGTAATGGCAACATCAACCATTTTTTTAGGCCTTGCAGTATTGGTATCGGTCATTGGCCAGGCCGCAATTATTGTCTGGCTCAACTCACGAGCCACAGACAGAGCAGAATCAGTGGCAAAGCGCAAAGCAGAGCTAATTGATAAGTCGTTTGAAAGTAGTCTTTAACACAACTAAAAGGAGTCAATATGTATAACGAAGAAACTTTAACTGATAAGGTAATCGGTGGCCTAGCAATCGTTAGTTTTATTGTTTTGGTGTTGATAATCGGAGGCCTAGCATGAGCATTATCCATGACATTTACAGGCCTTACATTCCAGCGGCCAAGACCGACATCATAGCCACCCTTAAGCGGCTTGGATGGGAGCCACCTAGCGAGGATCAACGGTATATCGAGAAGTGGGCGACCTACCGCCACCTGGCCGCAATCAACGAGGAGGCAGTCAAATGATGCAGACTACCCTCGACTTCACCAGAGAATACCCTCCACACCAATCCCACTCCGACACAAGCTCTGCCTCTGCCGCCAAGACTGCGCCCAAGTTCTCAGGTCGGCTGGTCATTGCGCTCAAGATGTTTGCGTCACTGCATCACAACGGCGCTACGGATGAGGAGGGCCAAGGCTTGCTTGACCTCTCAGGCGATAGCTACCGCCCCATCCGCGTCACCCTCACCAAGCATGGTCTAGTTGCTGACTCAGGCAGACGCAGACCGACCACCAATGGTCGATCCGCAGTGGTCTGGGTTATCACCCTCAAGGGCGCCGACAAGCTCATGGAGGTCAGCCATGGTCAGTAAAGTCACACCTGACACAATACTGTCGGCCTCTCGCTTGCCAGCGGTGATGGGTCTATCCAAGTATCGGTCAGCCAATGACGAGCTCCTTTACTCGATCCACGCCCTCCAAGGCGGTGAGCGTGAGGACATCTCCAACGAGTCAATGGACTGGGGCAACCAGCTTGAGCCTCTGATCCTCAAGGAGGCCGCTAGGAGGCTTGAATTAGCAGACTTAGTGCTAGACCACCCTGAGCCTCGTTTCCACGATGCCTTGCCCCTCTGTTGCAGTCTGGATGGCACAGGCACAGGCACAGGCCAAGTGGTTTTTCATCAACCAGAAAAAGGCATCCATGTTGTTGGACAGGATTCCATTGTCTTAGATGGCATGGGAGTGCTTGAGGCGAAATTGACTGCGGTCAAGGCAGAGGATTGGCCACCCCTGTGGCGTGGCCCAATCCAGCTCCAGGCGCAGATGGATATTGTCAAGGCCAAGTGGGGCTGTGTTGCCACGCTCTACCAAGGCACTGAGCTGAGGCTGTTTCTCTTTGCGCCGCATGAGGACACGCTCGATGCCATCGACCGAGCCACTACGGTATTCCAAAAGAAGTTGGATTTTTGGAAAGAGACTGGAGGCATTGACTACTACGCACCACAGGACTCCAAGGATGCAGACCGCGTATGGCCTAAAGCAGTGGAGGAGTTGGAGCCACTACCACTCGGTCATTCTGTCGGTGAATGGGCTCAAAAAATTCTAGCGAATAAAGAGCAAATGGCTCGCTTGCAGTCTGAGATTGACGAGCATGAGACCAAGATCAAGGAGCTGATGAAAGACAACGGCATGGCTATCGCTGGTGATTATCAGATCAAGTGGGGCATGAGAAGTTATCGCGCCCAGCCTGAGAAAGTGATCCCCGCCAAGCCAGCCTATGTCATTCGACAGTCCACCTTGACGATTAAGAAAGCGAGCCCAGTCCATGCCGAATAACGAACTACTTGAGGAGGTCAGAGACAAGGCTGTGGTCGCTGTCCTTAATGCAGTGCCACACAGTCAGCCTGACGAGGCAGAGCAAATGGTGGATGCCATTGTCGATCTTGTCTTTGAAACTTTAAAACAACACTTGAATGAGGAGGTAGCAGATGAACTTAATCACCACTAATCAACAGGGCTTTGCCCCTGTCACCCTAGACGAGGCCATGCGCTTTAGCGATATGCTGGCCAAGTCAAGCATGGTGCCCAAAGCCTATCAAGGCAAGCCAGAGGATGTGCTCGTTGCTGTGCAATGGGGTAAGGAGCTGGGCCTAGCGCCACTCCAGGCATTGCAGAATATCGCGTGCATCAATGGCAAGCCCTCGGTCTATGGGGATGCGGCCATGGCATTGGTGCAAGCCTCACCCGTCTGCGAGGGGATTGAGGAATACTTTGAGGGCGAGGGCACACCCAACCCAGTTGCGGTCTGTGTCGCCCACCGCAAGAATCGCCAGCCTGTTACCGCCAAGTTCTCAGTTGAGGATGCCAAGCGAGCTGGTCTGTGGGGCAAGCAAGGGCCATGGCAAGCCTACCCAAAGCGTATGCTCCAAATGCGTGCCAGAGGCTTTGCCTTGCGTGATGCGTTCCCTGATGTGCTCAAGGGTCTGATTACCGCAGAGGAGGCGGCAGACTACCCAAGCGAGGCCAAGGACATCACGCCTAGAGCTGTATTGCGTAATCCGCTTGACTCTATCGGCAAAGAGCGTCATCCAGGTGAGGTGTTGCCAGCACCAGAGTCTCCCATTGTGATTGCACCAGACTTGGATGAGGTCAACGCCCAGCTCTCCGAGATCAGCAAGCCAGAGGAAGTGGATCATGTTATCAGCATGGCTGAGGACATACCCGCTGAGGCAGTGGCCAAGACCAAGGGTGACTGGGAGCTACGCATCCCAGGCAAGGGCTCTGAGTATTACCCAGACTATCCGAGCTGGTCAGAGGCCTACAAAAAGATGGCAGACAAAGTGCTCAAGGCCACCAAGCTACCCAACCGAGATCGGCTCAACAAGCTCAAGGAATTGCGTGATGTGAATATGCCGACCTTTGATAAGGTGGACACCATTGAGCGAGTCAATCACACCGCCGCGTTTAGCAAACGCCTCGCACAGTTGGAGGGCAAGGTATGACAGTAGAGCCTATCCCATTTGCGGGTCTTGTTAAGGTGCCGACTGACCGACAGACTCAGGTTGCCAAGCTCATCGTGGACTTTCACAAAGAGCATGGCCGAGCACCGACCACCAGAGAAGTAGCTAAGTCTTTAGGATGTTCGCAGAATAACGCCTGGCGTTTGATGCGAGCTGTGGTTGCTAAAGCAGATCAGCCTCAGCCTGGCGCCGCCTGACTAAGCCTGGCAGTTTTCTCCCGCCGCCATAGACCCACTTGTGGAGCTCTGTGGCGGCACCTTCCCAGTCCTGTGCATCAACCCTACGCTTTAATGTGCTCGCCCGATAGCGAGGCACGCCCAGGTTATACGCAAAGTCAGTGATCGCGCCCAATGCCTGTGGGTTGGCAATCAGTCTAGGCGAGGCGCGTAAGACACCCGCCATGTAGTTATTCCTGAGCTCGGTAATGAGCCACTCCTCAGCCAATTCTTTACTTATAGGTTGGTCTTGCATGGTGACTTTACTACCGTCAGGTTTATAAACGGTGCCATAGCCTATGGTGGGATAACCCGCTGGGCAGATATAGGGCTTGGAGCGAAAGCCCTCAAACTCTTTACACAGCTCTGTCGCTATTGCTAGAGCTTGCTCAACCCTTGCCATGGTTGATGTGCATAAAGGCTCTGCCTGTGAACCAGAAAGTCAGGATCATCATTAGCATGGCCATATCGTCTTTAGTCCAAGAGTTAATCAAGACATCTTTCCAGTCAGCTCCACCTTGCAATGCAACAAGCATGGTCGCAATCTTGACTAGCGAGTAGAGCACCACAAACCAAGTGGTCACGCCTGGGCGAATCAAGGCAGAGAAAGCGGCAATCCATTTGCCACCCGCCTGAGCTGTGGCGCTTTGCTCTTTAAGTGCCTCGGCCATGGCGACCAGCTCGTTATTCATCATGCTTGTCTCTTGCTCACGCATGGCAATCTCGCCACGCACCTTGGCAAACTCCATCTCTTTGTCGAGCATGGCAAGCTCATGGGCTCGCTCATTTTTAGCGTCAAGCATCTTAAGCACCTCTGGCACGATGCGAAAGATGCCGCCAAAAAGAGAACCAAGTAATGTTTCGATCATTGTTTAATTAGTAAGACTTGAAAATAAGACGAGACAATCTCGTTGTCAGTGGTTGATTTAACGGTTGCTGTGATGCAAGAGCCAGCGGGTAGGGTGATTGGATAGTCGAACTGAAACGGAGTCACGCCACTTGAGAAAGTCACGATGGCAGAGCTGTAACTGATGCCCTCTGGACTGCGGTATTTCAGACGGCCAGTGATATTCTTGCCAGCCTGAGTTGCACCTGATGACATATTGCCAGCCATCAGATAGCCAACATAGCCAGCGGGGATGGTGATATGGCCCATGAGAGACTCATTCTCTCCAGTCAGGATATGGCCATAGACATTGGCTGGCACACCGCTAGTCACTGTGCCTGTGCCGATATAAATATCTCCAGCGTTTTTACCACCAGAGCCAACCGACATAACCATGGCTGACTGTATCTCGGTGTAGGTATGCGTAGTGTTTACTGCGGTCTGACCATTGAGAGTAACTGTCTCGCTGACCTCGCCACCCGTTGAGTTGATACCAAGGATGTAAACAGTCCGAGCTCCTGTGCCAGCAGATGTATCGTTAGCACTCGATGAGCTCACCGTCATGACTGTCGGAGATGCGGCGTGGACATACAGGCCGCCATGAGTCCAGACAGTTTCCTCTGCGGCAGAATCGACATCAGGGTTATAGCCAAACACATGGCGCACTTGATGACCAAAGCCATCTATCTGGCCATTGGCAACCTTGATTAACTCCTGATCGACTTCATTAAACACGCCCATATCAGCTCACCTTATCTCTGAAAAAACTCTTTGAATGTAAACCAGATCACACCAATAGCAGTCACAGCCGCGGCCGCATATTTAACGAAAGCAACAAGACCAGTTGCCGTATTCCAAGCAGACACCAAAGACTTAATCTCTTTATTTAACTCTTTGACATCCGTTTGTAATGACTCTAAATCTCTGCGGAGGAGCGCTATTTCAACCGCTTGTTCCTGATTGTTGTCACCATACTCTGCCATCATCCTAACCGCCGCTTTCTTGGCGCCGCCTTTTTACCCGCTACCTTTTTGGCTGGCGCTTTCTTTGCTGTAATTTTTGGCACATCAAATTCAAATGGAGTGATGGTAAATTGCACCGTAGTTTTTTTGGTGTAACCCATCTTG